TAGGTCTGCTCAAACTACTACAGGCTGGAAGTCGGGCGTCAACCATCCTGGTGGCACACTGGACTTCTGGGCGAAGTCAGACGTTATTGCCAACGGTGCCGCGGGTGTAGCCACGCATACTGAGAGGCATAATGTGGCTGTGAATGATATGACCTTACTGACTGCTACCGTTACTGCTGATCGTACTGCCTGGAAGCTCTATGTGCTTAACTCACTCTACTCTGTCCTGCCCGACCCCACTAAAGGTCTAGGCAACTATGATGCCTTTAAGTCCTACTACTCCACTACCTTCCCGCAGATGGACACTGCCGACGAACAGTGGCTCAAAAGCATCTTTGACCGAGTTAGCCCCCTTATCCCGCGCCTGCCTGCTGAGTTCACTGGTACTACTGAAGAAGCCCGCGCTAACCTCTTCAAGGCAGTCATGGAGGAGCCAAAGCTAGAGCTTAAGGCAGTGCACCAACTTACTGTTGATGAACTCCTGAAGTACATAGTCCCCCAAGCTCCTGCCCTCCCAACTGGCATGACTACTGCCGATATGCGTGGTATCATGACTGAGTTGGAGTTCGATGAGGAGACTCAAAAGGAACTGGAACTACTTAGCACTGATGCCCAGGAGCTTAAGGACGCCTACATTGCACAGTCAGCCTTCTACTCTATGCTGCGAGAAGGCATAGTCAACGCGACTGACCCAGAACTCTCTGCCTGGGACTGGACTAAGATGCTGGCTATCCAGCCTGCGATGGCAACCTTTGAGTTGCTAGAAAAGTATTTCAACATCCTGCCCAGACCTCTGGCTGCCTGGGCGATTACTCATCAGCGGCTTCTGCGGAAGGACTCTGACACTTCAGAGCTTGAAGAACTCTACCAGCAGTATAGGGAGCTTGGGGAAGGCTCCTGGCAAGCCTACTCTAAAGCCTTTGAGGAGTGGGGTACTAACACCTGGCTCAAGATGGGCATCGAGACTGTCTTTGACCCCACGACCTATATAGGTTGGAACATAGCGACTAAGATAGGCGGTAAGTGGCCTTATATTGGCAAGTATATAGGTGCTACTGAGCGGGGCTGGAATGAAGCCTGGGACCTGCCATTCAAAGGCCTTAGGCAGATGATTAAGAAGATTCCTCAAACTCCTGTCCAGCGGGCAGTAAGCTATGGGCGACAGGCATTCATGGACACTCGGGCCTACATCACTCGCTACACTGGTAAGAGCCTAAGTAGAGTATCACTGCCAGAAATCAAAGAAGCGTTCGAGAATGCCATTCAGCAGGCGACAGAAAGACCGCTAGAGACAGGTGACCTTGCCGTCCGAGTAGGCAGATACCTGACTGAGCATGACTTCCTTACTGAGACCAACTTGACAGAGTGGGCTAAGGTTGTAGGTGGTGAGGGCGCTCAAGTCACTCAACAGATGGTGCACGATGTTAACTTCTTCTTCGACAACTACTACCGCTCTGCCCTATCCTCCAAACCTCTCGCAGCGAAGGAGGCAGCTACTAGCATTCTTGGTAAGCTTGGGGTAGAGAACACTGAGGCCAATGTAACTAAGATGGTCTCTGCCCTCTCTCACCAGAGTGACCAAATCATCGGCTCTGCCCTTGATGTACTCAAAGGCGAAACTGCTGGCGATGTCCTCGCAGGTGTCCTGCGCTCAGTCGAAGACCGCGAGATTCGGAAGGCTCTGAGTGCCGAATATGCCTTTGCTCTCAAGGCTGGCCGAGCTACTGCCTGGGCTCAACGAGCAGGTAGACTGGTGGACAGAGTCACTCGCTCTACTTTCATGGTAAAGTTGGAGCGCAACTTTGTAGCTCCTATGGCTAACCAGTATCTGCTCTTCACCAACTATGGCCCCTTTAACGTGATAGAGACTGCTATGAGGAGTGTCATGGGTGGAGGCGAGATGCTCTATCCTCGAGCAAGCAGTCCAGTCGATGAACTTGTCCGCTTCGGAGATGGGCTGACCAACTTGCCCTATGAGTTTATTACTGCCCAACAGGAGATAGGCCGTCTAGAGATAGCCATAGTTGACCCCAAAACTAACAAGACTATGGTATTCAGTAAGGGCAAGATTCCTTTCATCACTAAGGAAGTTGAGCTACCTAGCGGTGTTAAGAATTGGGTTGGAGAGAAAGAGGTCGATGTTAAGATTGCTACGTTTAGTAAGGAGGGAGTAGCGGTAAGAATTGGCACTCGTGACTATCCTATCCGCAGTTGGCAGAACTGGAACGATATGTTTGGAGATATAGGCACCAAGCAGCGAGCCTACTATCTCCTGACCAAGAATAGACAGATTCTGTCTGAGATTGCTCCAGAGCAGATGCAGCAGATAGCCGACATCTTCGAGCGGCATAATGGAGAACTGGCTGGTCTAGCCTCCTTCTCCAAAGGCGACCTGGCAGACATAGTCCGCACTCTTGAGAACGATGCAGTTGTCGGCCCTAATGCAGTCCGTGCCCATGCAGTGCCTCTGCCTGAGTGGGAGAAGCGCCGAGCCTACAGGCATATCAGCAAGATACTAGATAGAGCTACTGATGTCTACTCCATCCAGAAGCAGGCCATCCGCAATGGCATTATGGATGGTACTATCTGGACTGATATAGATGGCACTGTAGCAGCACTGAAGCAGTCTCTTCGTGAGTTCAACATAGCCAGCCTAGTCCACGAGACTGAAGTGCTCAACGGTCTGGTAGCAGACCTTGCCAACCTAGTACCATCTAATAGTGATGAACTCCTCCGCAATCTGGGCTTTGTGACTGACCTTACTGATGGCATAGCAGAGAGGATTGCAGATGTCAGACAGATTACTCGCAGTCGGGCCAGACAGCTAACTGGAACAGAAGCAGATGACTTCTATCGTGCATCATCAGAAGTGCTGGCGGACTTTATTGGTTCTAGCCAGTCCAGCATAGATAAAATTACTGCTCATATCAAGGACGTGGCCAGGTCAGTTGGTAGAGTAGACATGAGCCAGATAACTCTTGACGCTGCCCTTCAGCCTCACTCTGCCAAGATTCAGGCCATGCTAGAGAAGCTACCTGCAGAGTTCAAGTACAACATCAAAGCAATACATCTGCTCCCTGATATAGGCGAGCAGGCAGTCCATGCAGTATATGAGTCGAGCGAGAAACGTATCCGCTTTGGGACTCTGGCTGATGTGAATGAGGAAACATTCTTCCACGAACTTGGGCATAACCATATAGACTCCCTCTTTGAGGCTAGTAGGTACAAGGAGGCTAACCAGCTACTTATTCAGTTTGATGATGTGACTAAGTCAATAACTCCTAGTGCTGGCTTGACTGAGCGGCAGCGACAGCGCCTGGCAGCCAGGCAAGGCTACGAGTCCTCCTACAACGAGTTTACCAATGTCCATGAGAGCTTCTCAGACTCCTTCGCCTCCTGGCTATCTGACCCTTCCTCTGTGCCTGAGCAGTACCGTAACTTCTTTGACTCTGCCTATCCAAAGAAGTCTATGCCTCCTCTCACCGAAGCGCAGATAACTAATCTTGATGCTCTCACTGACGCTGTCCGACTCCGCCATACTAATAGCCTAGCTACTCGTGAACTGGATAGAAGGATAATCAATGAGGCTATAGATGCAACTCCTCGCCGTCAGCGTACTCAGAAGTGGTGGGACTGGCTGGAGAACAAGCGCCAGCAGGAAGCCTGGATGCCCTACTACGCTCGGGACGAGGAACTAGTCAATCAGGTGGAGGAACTCAAACTTGGCATGATGCGCTCTGTCGGAGTAGACATCAATGACCCTCTACCTATCCCAGACGTGCCTGGCCGCCTGACTCCTGCCCACGTAGTCTATCTATTCCAGACTACTGGCGACGACCTTAGCCGTGCTCTGACTCGTGCAGGTGCTATGGTGACTATCCGTCCAAAGCGGCAGTTCGTCAACTGGGTCTATAGGCGAGCCAATAAGGCTGCTACCAAGTTGGGCAAGAGTGCTGACCAGATAGGCTTCACCAAGGAAGCAATAGGAGATGTCTATGACCAGATGTTCCTCAACCTTGGCATAGACCCTGTTACTGCCGCAGACCCCCTCTCTCCTTCCATGCTCCAGATGGATGAGATAGGCCAGGAACTGCACCGAGTCCTTGGTACTAAGGGGATGCCTGAGGATGAGTATATCAGGCTCAAGAACTACCTGTCTGGCGTGGCAGATGACCTCCAGCAGGCTGGCCTCTATGATGAGAAGTGGATGGCTACTCGTGAGCAGGCCATGACTAAGGCCCGTGAGCAGTACGACCTCGACTTCACTGACTACGAGCACCACAGTATGGTGGATGCATCTATGCGAACTATCTTCCCATTCTGGACTTATGAAAAGGAGCGCTGGTTCTGGCTACCTCGTGCTATGATAAAGAGGCCAGGAGTAGCCACTGGCATTGCCAGATACATGAATACTTCTGACGATGGCTATATCCCAGTTCCTGGTACTGACATCCAGTTCAACCCTCTCCGTGGCTCGGTCTTTATGGGTGGCTTCAGGCGCCTGATGCTCCGAGACTATCCTGAATACTACGACGCCTTCCCAGGTATGAAGATGATAGACTACATCGGACGCCTAGGCTTCTACCCAGGCATCCATATCATGCTGCCTATCATAGCTACTGGTCAGTTAGTCGGGAAGCCTGAGTGGGGTGAGATACTCCCTGCTTGGGCCAAGAGTGGTGTAGACTCTGCCCGCGCCATTGCACCTGAGCAGGCTGGCAAAGTGATTGACCACTTCTTCCCCGATCGCTTCCGTGACTACCAGACCATGCTCACTCTAGGCGAGCTAGGCTATGATGCAGATGAAATCTGGCGCAAGAAGCACTCTGGCCTGAAGCTCACTCCTGATGAGGAGCGCACCTGGCTGCGGGCAGAAGCAAAGGCTACTGGCTGGAAAGGAGTACTCTTTGAGCAGGGCGCCATCTTCCGCATTCGCCCTCAAGAGTACATCCAGATGCAGCAGGAGATGAAAGAACTACTTGAGGAACTGACTGGTGTTCCTGTCCCTGTGCAAGATGAGATTCAGCGTCAGTATCCTACAACTGGCAAAAGGTTCTCTGACTACTACCCTCTCGATGCGCTCCAGCAGAAGATAGTGTACGAGCAGGAGACCTTCCAGCGGTGGCAGGGGATAACTACGCCACTCCTTCCATCTGCCATGCAGCAGGAAGAAATAGCTATCCGTGACTACTATGAGAAGGTAGATGCACTCTATACTGACTACCGCAAGAATGGTGTCTTTGACGAGCAAGGCACTTTGCTATCTCCTAGTCTCAATGACATAACTGCCCATTGGGTCAGCGGCCAGATAGGTCCTGCCCAGTGGGTATCTACTAGAGGCAAGCTCCTCTCTGACGCCGCAGTTGCAGTCCGTGAGATGGGCAAGAGAGCCTACCCAGATGTCCCCAAGACTCTAGCCGAGCGGGAGGAAAGGCTAGCCAAGTTTGGTATCACCTCTCCAACCTACTCGCCTGACCAGGAGCTACTATACCTCTACTTTGACATTAAGCCTGAGCTTACATTCAACTGGGAGTCAGGTCGTGATGAGTACGACTTTGATGCCTACTATGCTAAGATAGACATTATCCTAGAGTCTCTGACTGGTGAGTATCGTCAGCGCCTTCTTGACCGTATCCAGTACGACTGGAACAATATGGAGAAGCTCTACTGGAACACTAGCCGCGAGTTCCTACGTCCCTATCGTATGGTGCGAAGTCTAGTCATGGAGCAACTGCCAGACGACCAGCGGCAGGCAATCAGGCGGTACGAAGTAGCTCGAGGTGCGGAGCGAGAAGCTCTGCAGCAACTTCCTGGCCCTGAGGGCCAGAAGCTTATTAGCTGGTTCACATCCACCACTCGTACTGCCCGCCAGCGCCTTCGGATGCTTGACCCTGAGCTAGATGCCTGGACATACTTCTTTGGCGTGACTGACACACTACTTTCTAGCAAGTCTAAGGCGCTGTATGAGCAGTATACCAGGAGCTACCTTACTCCTGCGATGGCAGAGTGAGTATGATAGTACTTGGATACCGCACGACACTATTCGTAACCTGGACTCTAGAAAGGTGGTGAAATAAAACATCCATAATACATTAGTAATTCATATTGTTTCTACTTGACATCGCTGGCGCAGCATGATATACTGATACTCGTAGGAGGTACACTCCATGCCAGAACCTGATAACAAGTCAGGTGCTCCTAGCCCACCTAATGGGCAGACTCCATCAGCTCCCCCACCTGGGGGCCAGGCTCCTAAGTTTGAGGTCAAGGACAATGCCTGGTTCATAGATGGGCATAAGGTGGTACGGGAGTCTGACCTAATAGCGGCGAAGGAGAGTCTGCAGAAGCAGGTAGAGCAGGCCCAGGGAGTCCATAATGCTGCCATAGACAAGGCGCGACTGGACCTCTCGGAAGCCCAAACTGCCATAGCAACTGCAAACGCAAAGGTCAAGGAACTGGAACAGGCCCGTCAGTCGGGTGCGGCCCCTCAGAACTCTGAGGAAGCCACGAAGCTCAAGGTGGATTTGGAGTTAGCTAGGAAGGAAGCAGGCGATTCATCTAAGTTAGCATTAGAACTTCGCACGAAACTAATCGTCGCTACCTATCCTGGCCAGGTAACAGCCGAGCAACTGGCAAGTAAGACTCCTGCTCAACTTGATGCTTTTGAGGAAGCACTGAAAGCACTAGCAACTTCCCGTGGTGGTCCTGGGCCTTATGCGACAGGAGCAGGCGGTGGTGGTGCACAGCCTCTGTCTGATATGGACAGAGCTAGGAGAGTGCTAGACTCTACTCCTATCCGTGGCGTCAGGACTGCCAACACTAAGTAAAAGGAGATTTAGATGGCCGACTCTGGCGGGCATTGGAAAACTTTAGCCGAGGCTGCAAAGCTTACTCAGTCCATGAAGATTCCTGGTGTCTTCGAGGAAGACATCAAGCGCAACAATCCTCTGGACAGAGTAGCCGTAGCCCAGGCCGCGCACACTGGCAACAAGATTGAGTGGCTTCGGGAGAAGACCACCACTGAGGATGCTGTTCTGGAGAAGGAAGTTGGTGAACAGCTTTCCTGGTCTGACGATGTGGAGTACGAAGAGAAGGAGATGACTCTCCGTATCACCTACATCCAGCGCAAACTGGACAAGTATGTCCAGGGCATCTACGGGACCTACAACAATTATGAGAGCAGAGTTCTCATCGAGTCTGAGAAGGGCCTCAAGCGGCGCCTGGGGCGGATCTCCAAGCGCGGGGACGCCTACCTCCGGATGCTGCTCATCCACGGGGCGCGCTCGGTCCTGTGCCACGCCAAGAAG